CCCCCCTGGAGTAATCCAGGAGGATGTCTGGGGTATTTTCATACCCTAACCACCTTTCGGTGGGTGTCTCTTGTGTAGTAACACTTTGTTGCTATACAAACTTTGCAACTAGGATCTTTACACCATGGCAATTAAACGCACTTATTACGAGTTCTCACATATTCAGTCTAATCCGTTGTCCGGTGGAACGGCAACGTATATAGACGCGAATACTGTGGGTAATATCTACAAAACCCCGACTAAAATCGGGACTGCAGATTATAACACGTATATTGCGACTAATCAACCGCTTCCAATGCACCCGTACGAAATGTACTGGCGCAATTACCAAACCCCTATTGGTTACTACTACGATAAAGGTATCGTTAGTAATGACCGGTATAGGCAAGGTACTGTTTGGAACGCGCTTGGCGCCTCTGGCGTAGCTGGTCCTAATCCAAGCCCCCTCGGTAGCTCTAGTTTCAATTACTTTGTAACACGAAACCAGAGTCTCGCTATTGCTGAGTTATATCAGCAAGCAGCGAATATCGATTTCAACGCACTCGTTGCGGTGGCGGAAGCCCCCAAAGCGTTTGCGATGATTGCGTCTACGGCATCTCGCATTGCAAATATCTACAGATCTTTGCGAAAAGGAGATGTACGTGCCCTTAAGGATTCTTTAATAGGATCCGGCGGACACGCAAGGAGTATAAGCCGAAGGGCTAATACTGCACGTAAACGTGGAGGTTTGGAGCAGTTCGCAGCGGATACTTGGCTGGAAGTGAAGTACGGGTGGAAACCCTTACTTTACGATATCCAAGGCGCAGCAGATGCTACGTCTAAAGGCTGGCAGAAAGAGCCAGCTGATATCATTATCCAGGTTAGTAAACGCCGCAAAACTGATGCAAAGTCCGTGGGTAACTACGTCGATACGAGTAGTACCACAGGCAAAGTAACTATCAGTCACGGCTATACGGTCAAAGTATCGATCATACAGCAAGACATGAGAAATGCTGCTTCTCTGGGGTTAATGAACCTCGGATTAGTAGCTTGGGAACTCGTTCCCTATTCTTTTGTCGTAGACTGGTTGTTACCGGTTGGCGACTTTATTCAAGCACAGACTGCTTTTAGCGGTACGACGTTCAAGGAGGGTTGTCACTCTTACCACCATTCGTGGAAAGGGGAACATCACCAAACTGAATATCGTGGAGCTCCGGCGGATCTACATGCTACCTGTGAAGGTGCATATATGAAACGTACGTTGCTCACTGGGCTTCCCAGTACTACAAAAATTCTGACGGTGGCAACACCGGATGAATTAATGAACTGGGATAAAGTCATTACTTCTTTAGCACTACTTAGTGGTGCGTTTAGAAGGTAAACCAACTGGCTCTTTGCCAACATCGTTCCGTGATGCCTAAAACATTGCGGTCTTTTAATCCTCCAATTAAGGAGAATATTATGGGTAATATTTCAACCCTTTCCTTGAATGATGCCGTTCCGGCCGCTCATTCTTTTGAGCCCACCATGATTGGGAAAGACCTGGTCTCATACCATGACAAATCGTCAGGTGTGTTTGCAGGTTATCCTTCAATCACGTTGGGACACCGTATGCCTACGGCGTCGAACCGTAACTACAAGGTTACGTTACGTGTCAGGGTACCGGTGCTCGAAACCGCAGCTACTGCAGCGTCAGGCTTTACGCCTGGCCCGACCGTGGCCTATAGTCTCAACTGTAATGTTGATTTTATAGTCCCGGATCGTAGCACTGCCGCGGAAAGAGCAGACTTGGTCGCGTACGTCAG